GCTATAGTAACCATTAATGGTGAAAAGAAGAATCCTTTTTTTGTTATGCGTATCGCTCGAGCTGTTGGTTGGGCAAAGTGTGTTGGTGAAAAGAACACGAATCAGTTATGTGCTTGTTTATCTCTTAATGGGGTAGCGGTTGCACGTCATATTGTTGAAGGTGCTGGTCCCGTTATTAATTTTACATTTGGTAGTCATGTTTTTGACGTTCAAGTGTCTAATATGAAGGTGATTGCGCGTGATACATTGTGGTGCCCTCTTCCGGAGGAGCACAAGATTTTGCGTTCTTACTGTCTCACTAATGCCACGAAGGTTGTTCGTGCGGGTGAAAATGTTATGATGTGCGCTTTTTCAAGTGCTGAATCTGAACAGAAATGTGATTTAGCTTCTTCTGAGAGTTCGGTGTTAAAAGTTGAGGGAGTGATTGATGTTTTGGGTGCGCCCTTTGCTGAGCGTGCCACTTATCATTCTGCTTCGGTTTTTGGAAATTGTTCAGGTCCCGTTGTCAATGTTCATCATCAGTTGGTGGGTTGGCATAACGCTACGGATGGGGCTAAGAATTTTTTTATTCCAATTACGGCGCGCTGTCTTAAGTTAGCAGGGCGAGAAGCACCTCAAAATTTTCAGTAAGCCCATCCCCGACAGTGGAAAAGTGGTCTGAGTGGTATTCAAAGTACTTGGATCGTCAAATCTTTTCTTACGGGTTAGATGGGCAATCTAGCAATCCTCTATTCAATAAACATTTCTGTCATGGAAATGTTCGTTGTTTGGGACGGGTGGCCAGGTTTGCGCGTTTTAAGCATGCTGAGAAATTTAATACGTCGTTTGCGTCTTACCTGGATTCTATTGGAAGGGAAGTTCCTACTAAATTTAGACAAGCGCAAGCCAATTTAACAGCTGGTTACATTAGTGCTGCAAAATATGACAAAGGGCAACCTACGTTGGATGATGCTGCATGGGTGTTGGCTGGCGAATGGACAAAACAACACTTTCAGTTTATGAACGGTGCCAAAGTACTGCCTCAGGCTTTAGTCGTCGCTGCGATGGATATGACCACCTCACCGGGGTATCCCTGGACATTGAAGTGGACTACCAAGAAACAGATGATGTTAGAGTCTGAGATGAAGGTCCTGGAGGATTATTGGGAATTAATTGGGACGGAAAATCCTGATCGTATAGTACCAATATGGACGTGTGCGCAGAAGCGTGAGCTTCGGGACATCGAGAAATTGGCTGAGAATTCATTGCGCACTTTTACGGCAAGCGCATTTGAGTTTAGTGTAGCAACAAACCGTTTGTGTTTGGATTCCAATGAGCGTTTTTACGATGCTGCAGTTGACCAGTCATGGTCAGCCGTTGGGAAGTCCAAGTTTTTAAGTGGTTGGGACACCATTGCGCGTAAGCTTGATGTGTTCCCTAACAAATTTGAGTTGGATGAGTCACAGTTTGACTCGTCTTTATTCAGAGAGGCCTTGTTAGGACAACGAGATATTCGTTGGTCCCAGTTGGATGATGCGAGTAAGACAGAAGAAAATAAGAAACGTTTATGGGCTATATACGATTCGATTGTTA